GTTACGCTTAGGTGCGTTTTCGATAATGTTTTGACTTGGGATTACTCTTTCGAGTTCCCAATGTGGAGAACAGTTATTATTTATAATACTGTAATCAGCAGCATTATCCAAATCCGTGCTAAGCACTAACGCTCTACCCATTTCCACATCTTCAACCACCGCGGTAGTGAGACTTTAACTTGTCCCACTTTCCGTGATTGGTCTAGGTCGAATAGAGGCAACGCTCCAAGTTTCTGCTCTAACAGAGCAAGAGACTCGAAGAGTTTATTCCATTCTTCCGCAGACGTGGATAGCGTAGAAGCATCGAGGAATGTTCGCACATCTCTTACCTCACCCAGAACATCGAGATAGAACTCTCTGTACACATACTCGAACAAAGTATGTGCCCATCGTAGTTCCTCCCCTACCATCTTTCTTTCAAATAATTGATTGATAAGAGGGTTATCGGGAAACTCAACTGTTCCGTAGTGAGCCCGTGTCCGGTCAACCGTAACTAGCTGTTTGATTACAGCAAGTTGCGGCTCCATTGACTGAAGTTTATCCAGCATAGCCGCTTTGAATTTATCAAAGAGACTTTGCCGAGATTCCTCAGCCAGTGATTTCACTGTGTTCTCCCCTTCGTAAGAAAGGAAGTCCAACGGTGTCAAACCATTCACGGCCCCAGGCGCTAGAAGTGAAAGGATAATTCCTCTCATTCTAGACGACTGTTTTAAGAGATTCCGGTTCATTGCACCAATAGCCCTAAAGCCGTTTCCGGCGATAGCAGCTATTGTCTTAGCAGTAAGCCCGTGAATTCGGGCATACTGTGAAAGATTGGCCAGGCTGCCAATTGCTGCAGCTACCTCCTTAAGGGAGATAGGCGACAGGTTGGCACCAAGTACAATGAATCGTTTTGCGAATTCCATGGCAGTTCCGGAGGCTGAGACTAGAGACTTATGAAGTCCTACTCCCACTCCCAGCTGTTTCATAACAACTAGGTATTCCGATGCTACCATTTGGTTAGCGATTACTAAGTCATCACCTAAGATGGCGTAGTCTTCGAACCATTCCCCAATTTTAATTACGTCTGCCCTGTAGGCCGCCCACTGCACAAGTGCATGATGGGTTAGAGCCAACATGGCCCAAGAAGTCAACGCTCCCATTGGTTGGCCAACCGAGTAGTGCACCGCTCCGAGACGCAGCTGTTTTGCAGCTTTGTCCGGGAGACGGTACGCCCGCCCAACTAAGAGAATCATCCACAAGTTAGCCATATGTGCCCCTAATAAAAGGGACATTATAGCAGCTTGGAAGACGATCGGGATCCGATCAGTAGCAGCTGTTAAGTCAAAAGACCACAGCCCTACCCGGTTATCCTTTTGAAG